TTATTGCTTCGGCCTTATCCACTTGGTGGGCGCATTTGCTAAGTCTGGTACTTCTCTTATCCGTCAGCTTGTTGATGCTGGTACTTTATCTAATTTGCCAGGAGGTTTTAAGACTCGTGGTTTGCGGATAAAGGGCGACGATACTCCTATCGCTCCGGGTGAGTTCAGAGACGTAGACGTCCCAAGTGGCACAATGAAAGATAACGTGATGACGCTTCCATATAAGGAGCCAAGTCAAGTTCTCTATACGCTACTCAATAACATCGTAGAAGAAGGCCGCAGGTTTGCATCCGCTGCAGATATGAAAGTATCTGACATGTCGGCAAACTCTCCTGTTGGAACGACGCTGGCAATTCTCGAGCGCACCTTGAAAGTAATGAGCGCAGTCCAAGCGCGTATCCATTACTCGATGAAACAAGAGTTGCGTTTATTGCGCGACATTATTCGTGACTACACTCCAGAAGAGTATAGCTACGAGCCAGAAGAAGGCAGCCGCAGAGCGAAGAAGTCTGACTATGACATGGTTACTGTCATTCCGGTTTCAGACCCAAATGCTGCAACGATGTCGCAAAAGGTTGTGCAGTATCAGGCTGTTCTTCAGCTCGCACAACAAGCTCCTCAACTCTATGACTTAGCTTACCTGCACCGCCAAATGCTAGAAGTACTTGGCATCCAGAACGCGCAGAAGCTTGTCCCAATGGAAGACGACGAAACGCCAAAAGATCCTATCAGCGAGAACATCGCAGCAGTGAAAGGAAAGCCCATGAAAGCTTTCATTTTCCAAGATCACGATGCACACATTGCGGCACACCAAGCATTCATGATGGATCCTATGGTCATGAAGACGATTGGTCAGAACCCGCAAGCCAATATGATTATGGCGGCATTGCAGGCTCACATTGCAGAACACTTGGGCTACCAGTACCGCGCCCAGGTCGAAGCACAAATGGGTGTGCCAATCCCAGCCCCAGACCAGAAACTTCCGGACGATGTGGAAGTACAACTCTCGCGTCTCATCGCTCAAGCAAGCCAGCAATTGTTGCAGAAGCATCAGGGTGAGGCAGCTCAACAGCAGATCCAACAACAGATGATGGATCCGATTGTTCAGATGCAGCAGGCTCAACTTAAGATTGAGCAAGACGATGCCAAGCGCAAAGCTATGAAAGATAGCGCTGATATTGCATTGAAGCAGGAGCAGATCAAGGTTGAGAAGGCTCGTATTCTTGCACAACAAGAAACAGAAAAACTGCGAATCAAAGCAGACCTAATCAAGAGCCAGAATTCCGAGAAGAACAAGGAATCTCTTGAGAAGAAAAAGATGATGGTCGATGCCGTCCTCACACAAGCCAAACTCAATAAAGGATCTAAATGATCGACAAAGCTCTTCAACATCTAAGAAACCAAATAGATGACAAAGTTTTGCAACTCCAAGAAGCCTTGGGCGTAGGTTCAGCCCCTGACTATGCGGAGTACAAAAAGATGGTCGGTGAAATTCAAGGTCTACTAACCGCCCGTCTCTACACTATAGACCTACAAGAACGTCTAAAGGAATCAGATGACGACTGAAATCTTACTGGCTACAAACCCAGACAATCCGGTAATTATCGGAAGCACTACAAAGACAGCAGAAGAGAAGGCCAGCCAACTACCGCGCATGAGTGGATACCATATCCTTTGTGCAATTCCAGAGATGGAAAGCGAGTACGAGAGTGGTTTACTTAAAGCTGATGAAACTCTCCGTATTGAAGAAGTGTTGACCACTGTTTTGTTTGTGGTTGATCTTGGACCTGATTGCTACAAGGATGAGAAGCGATTCCCATCTGGACCGTGGTGCAAGAAGGGTGACTTTGTTCTAGTAAGACCTAATGCCGGTACACGACTTGTCATTCATGGCAAAGAGTTCCGCATTATTAACGATGATACTGTCGAGGGTACGGTAGACGACCCACGCGGCATCCGACGCAAATAAGGAAATATCATGGCTGATAACAAAATGCAGACAGACGAATTCAAGTTCCCCGATGAAGTCGAGGAAAAAGTTGACGAACGCGATGACCAAATAGATCTGGAAATTGAGATCGAAGACGACACCCCAGAGCAGGATCGGAATAAAGACCCCCTTCCTGAAGAAGTTAAGCAAGAGCTTTACAACGATGAGCTTGAGGACTACTCAACCAAAGTTAAAAAGAAACTTTTGCAACTAAAGAAGTTAGCCCATGATGAGCGTCGCGAGAAAGAAGCGATTGCACGACGTGAGGCAGAGGCAGTTAACTTGGCTCAAAAGATTGTCGAAGAGAACAAGAAGCTTAAGGCTTCGCTCCAAGACAGCGAGAAGAACGTTATCACTTCCATTCAGAAAGCGGTTGAGCTTGAGATGGAATCTGCTAAGCGGGCGTATCGCGAAGCTTATGAGTCTGGTGATTCCGAGAGAGTGCTAGAAGCTCAGGAGCGACTAACAGAAGCATCAATGCGGGCTGATAAAGTAAAGAATTATCGACCTGCTCCTTTACAAACTTCAGAAGATGAAGTACAAATCACACAACAGGCGACACAACCAGCAGTTCGTGTGGACCCAACCGCAGTTGCATGGCAGGAACGCAACAAGTGGTTTGGTGCAAACAAGCTGATGACAAGCCTAGCTCTTGGGTTGCACGAGCAGCTTAAGGACGAAGGTGTTGTAATTTCGTCACAAGAATATTATCGGCGTATTGATGACACAATGCGCAAACGCTTCCCAGAGGAATTTGGGGGTGACACAGAGTCTCAGCAGGAAGAAGAGCGTCCAGCACGTTCTACCAAACCAAGCACGGTCGTTGCACCGGCTACACGTTCAACATCGCCCAAGAAGATTCGGCTGACCCAGTCACAACTGGCAATCGCTAAAAAACTTGGCCTGACACCAGAGCAATACGCTCAAGCTACTTTAAAAATGGAGGCCTAACATGGCTGAAAACCGTACACCACGCACTATCGAAACTCGCGAGTTAGCTTCACGACCAACATCGTGGAAGATGCCTGAACTCCTACCGGAGCCAGACAAACAACCGGGATTCGCATATCGCTGGATTCGTGTCTCCAACTTGAACGTGGCGGATCCTCGCAACCTTTCAGCAAAACTGAGAGAGGGTTGGGAGCCAGTTAAGTCTGAAGAACAGCCACAAATGGCTATGCTTGCAGATCCTAACAGCCGCTTTAAGGACAATATTGAAGTTGGCGGGTTGCTACTTTGTAAGACACCTATTGAGTTTGTAGATCAGCGCAATGACTATTACGCTAAACAGACACAGGCTCAAACGCTGGCAGTAGATAATAACTTGATGCGCCAGAGCGATGCGCGGATGCCAATCTTTAAAGAGAGCAAATCCACGACGAGCTTTGGTAAAGGTTCTTAAATTTAATCTTCGGAGCTAAATATGGCTTACCCTACTATTGAAAAGCCTTACGGCTTTAAGCCGATCAATCTGATCGGTGGTCAGGTGTTTGCCGGTGCTACTCGTAAGATGCGTATTGCTAGTGCATATGCAACTTCGATTGGTTACGGTGATCTCTTAATCCGTGTGGACGACGGTACTGTCGCTCGCTCGGCTGCTACAACTGCTAAACCCACTGGCGGCTTCGCTGGCGTGTTTCTTGGTTGTGAGTTCATCAACCCAAGCACTGGTCAACTGCAATTCCAGCAAAACTTTGTTGGCGGCACAACAGTGACAACCGGCTACATTACAGCTTATGTCTGTGATGATCCAGATGCTCTGTTCCAAGTTGCTGTGGTTTCTGGCACAACAGTCGTTACTGGCGTTCAATTTACTTCGGTTGGCAATAACGCCACCATCGTGAACAACACCACAATCACTGCTGCTGGTAACTCACAGGTCGCACTCCTTGATTCGACTGCTACGACAGATACTCTGCCGATTCGCATCGTTGACGTTGTGCCTGACACCGCTTACATTTCTGGCGGCAACACCTTGTATCCTGAAGTGATCGTTAAGATTAACTTTGGTATGCATGCTTATGACACCGCCGTTGGCGTTTAAGGAGCATATAAATGGCTATTTCACGCGCACAACTACTTAAAGAACTGCTCCCCGGCCTGAACGCTTTGTTCGGTTTGGAGTATTCGACGTACGGCGAACAGCA